TATGCGTTCAATGCGGCGCAGTTACAGACAATGGCTATGCCAGGTGTAAACGTTGCAGGGTAAAAGGTGCAGAGTCAGCAAGGAAAAGCTACATGAAAAGGATAGGGCTTATTGCAAATAATAAGGCCTAAATATTGCCAAAGAGAATGCCCGCAGGCCTTGTAAAATAAGGCGGCGGGCGTGTTTTTATGGTATAATAGAATAAATGAAATAGGAGGGGTAAAGGTGCGGGAATTAAGAGAGTATAACGATTACATCCAAACCACAAAGAATTACTTGAAACGCTATTCACAGTTCAAAGCGACCGTAAGCAATAAGCGCGAACAGATAGAACTGCTAAAGCTGGAACTGACCAACGAAGAAGCCGACATTAACGCGCCTATTGCCCAATACGGCGAAAAGGTAGGACATGGAACGCCAGAGTTAAACGGTGTAGAGTCAGCGGCCGCCCGCTATGAAGGTATCGAAAAGAAAATAAAGCGCCTGCAAGTGGAAATAAAGCGCCTGGAACATATCTGCAACATGATTGCCAATTCTTTGCAGATGCTTCCCGTAAAAGACCGTAAGTTAATAGAATGCTACTACTTCCAACACATGAGTTGGCGGGAAATAGCAGATATTGACTACATCACAGAGAAATGGGCGGCAGAAAAAGGCGCCAGAGCAGTTAGGGAAATAGCTGGCATGTTGTTTGGTAAAACCATAGGCGACCAGCAGGATTTGTTTGTATTCGCATTAAAAGATTGTGGATAACCGTGTGGATAACTGCAAAGCCCCAAAACACTAGGAAAAAGACAGGAAAACCACAGGAAATAACAAGGAATATTTACAACTTCGTAATGATATAATGTTAGTGTGGAAGATAAGGAATGCGAGCGAGAGCAAACAAGCTACTACGCCACGACCATTCCTTTTTCTACATTGCCGGAATAGCCGTAGTAGTAGGCCGTGTGGTGGTGTGGAACATTCCATGATATAAAAAACTTTCCACAAAAGTTTTAGACAATAGGCCGTTATCTTAGGGTAGCGGCTTTTATTGTGCTTATTATCTGTATAAAAATACACGGTTTTGTATAAAAGTATCATAAAATCCCGTGGTTATATAAAATTTTCTGTATAAAACTTACATTTATGGGCGGTGGTGATAATGTGAAAGATAGGTTGACAGCTAAACAGGAAGCGTTTGTAAATTACTATATAGAGTTGGGCAATGCAACGGAAGCGTATAAGCGAGCAGGCTACAAAGTTAAAAACGATTCTAGCGCGGCCGCTTGTGCAGCTAAATTGCTAAGAATTGCTAATATTAAAGCGGCTATTGAAGTAAAAATGGCTGAACGCGCAAAGGATAGTATTGCAAACGCTGATGAAATCTTATCTTTCCTATCCAGCGTTGTTCGTGGAGAAATCACCGACCAGCAAATAGTTACCGTTGGCACCGGATATGGGAAAACAACAACGGTGACAAGAGAAGTGCGCGTATCGTCTAAAGAGCGCATAAGGGCGGCAGAACAGCTTATGAAGCGTTATCCTAGCGCGTTGGATAGTGCAGAACAAAAAGCCCGCATAAAACGGTTGGAAGCTGACCTAAAAGCCATTGAGGATGATAGGGGCAAGGAAACTGATAGTGTGGTTATTGTGGATGATATTGGAGGGAATGAGTAATGGAAGTTAGGCTGTCTGATATAATAGCGCCACACTTTTATGACATTCACAAAGATATTAAAGAACACAGCCACACATACTATTGGGAAGAAGGCGGGCGCGGTTCCACTAAATCTTCCCATATCAGCATTGAAATTCCTTTGCTACTCATTAAAAACCCTAACTGCCATGCAGTAATCTTGCGTAAGGTTGGCAGAACCATAAAAAACAGCGTGTACCCGCAGCTACAATGGGGGATAGAAAAGCTAGGCTTAACAAGCAAATTCCGCTTTAAGACAAGCCCGCATGAAATCACCTATAAGAAAACGGGACAACAGATTTTATTTTTAGGCGTAGACGACCCGCAGAAAATCAAGTCAATAAAACTGCCGTTTGGCTATATTGGTATTTGCTGGTGTGAAGAATTAGACCAATTTGCGGGGATGGAGGAAATACGAAACCTTAACCAATCCTTGTTGCGTGGTGGTGATAAGTATTGGTGGTTTGGTTCGTTTAACCCGCCCAAAAGCCGCAATAATTGGGTAAATGAAGAAAAACTGATTGAGGATGCAGACAGGCTTATCCATCATTCAGATTATAGGGGCGTGCCTAAAGAGTGGTTAGGCCAGAGGTTCTTTGATGATGCTGAAAAGCTGAAAGAAAAGAGTCTTGTTTCTTATGAGCATGAATACCTAGGCAAAGTTACAGGAACGGGCGGCGCGGTATTCGAGAATGTAGAGGATATGGAAATAACGGACGAACAAATACAAGAGTTTGACCGTGTTTATTATGGCCTGGACTTTGGCTTTAGCATTGACCCGCTAGCGTTTGTGTGTATGCATTATGATGCAAAGCACGAAGCGCTATATATCTTTGATGAAATATACCAGCAGAAACTAAGGAATAGTCAAGCCGTTGAACTGATAAAGCCCATAGCCGATTATGGCAGAATAATTGCTGATAGCGCAGAACCTAAGTCTATTGCAGAAATGCGTGATTTAGGGTTGAACGTTACCGGGGCAAGAAAAGGGCGGGATTCAGTCGCGCATAGTATGAAGTGGTTGCAGGATAGGGCACATATTTACATTGATAAAAGGCGTTGTCCTAATACATACAAGGAATTTACCCTGTATGAGTATGAGCGAAACAGGCAAGGGCAATACATAAGCGCTTATCCAGATGCAAACAATCACGCGATAGATGCTGCACGTTATGGGCTTAGTGAGGTTATGCGTGCTGGCGGTATTAGCGTGTTCAAGTAAGAAGGTGAGAAAGTGGAAATAGAAGTAGCGAAAAAGTTAATAAATAAATACGTGCAGGGGCATGCTGATTTCATTGCAAAGGCTATGGAGGGCGAAAGGTATTACCAGGTTAAAAACGATATACTATACCGCCCACCGAAACATAAGGATGATGAAACGGCAGAAAATCCTTTGCGAAGTGCTGATAACCGGATCCCGTTTTCCTTCTATCAGTTACTAGTTAATCAGAAAACAGGTTATATGTTCACAGCACCGCCTTTGTTTGATGTTGGGGATGAAGCCTTGAATAGCTATGTGGCGGAAACGTTAGGCGACAGATACCCGCAGAAGCTAAAGGAACTGTGTGTGAACGCAAGTAATACAGGCGTTGCATGGTTGCACTATTGGGAGGATGAAGAAGGATTCACCTATGGTGTAGTTCCTAGCTACCAGATTATTCCCGTTTGGGGGCGCAAGCTGAATAAAAAGCTTTTGGCCGTGTTGCGAGTCTATAAGGATTTTGACGAAAACGGGGATGAATGGGATATATACGAGTATTGGAACGACAAAGTTTGTGAGTCATTCCGCAAACGTGGAAGCGACACAATAGAAAAAGGGCTGATGTACTGCCCTATGTTCACAGATTTCTATACTGCTGGCCTTACCAATGCGGACAACGTACTGCCGCATAAATACGGCCGCGTTCCGTTTATCCCGTTCTTTAATAACAATATCGGCACCCGCGACCTAGATGCGGTGAAAGGGCTTATAGATACCTACGATAAGACCTTTAGCGGCTTTGTGGACGATTTAGAGGATATACAGGAAGTGATTCTTGTATTAACCAACTACGGCGGGCAGGACATGAAACAATTCTTGTCTGACCTAAAATATTATAAGTCGATTCAAGTCGAGTCTAGCGGTGATGGTGACAAAAGCGGTGTATCTACTCTTAACATTGACATTCCCGTTGAAGCCCGTGATAAACTGTTAGATTTGACCCGCAAAGCTATCTTTGATACCGGACAGGGCATTGACCCACAGCAACAGGGGTTGGATGCCACCAGCGGGGAAGCCATGAAGTTTTTATATGCGCTGCTAGAAATTAAGGCAGGGCTTTTGGAAACTGAATTCCGTATAGGATTGGGCGACCTGGTACGCGCAATATGCAGGACGAAAGGAAAAAAAGTTGGGCAGATTGTCCAAACGTGGACACGGACAAGCATTCGCAACGATAGCGAGTTAGCGGAAATGTGTTCAAATTCCGTTGGCATTATATCCCGCAAAACAATCCTTAAAAATCACCCGTTTGTAGAGGATGCGGAAAAAGAGATAGAGCAGATTGAGAAAGAGCAGCAGGAAGAACTTGCTGGCGCTGATAGCTATGGTAATGATTTACCGGATGAAGGGGAAGGAGGGGATAAAGATGTATGAGTTGCTTTGCACCTACACGGAAATGTTTGGGCATGAGTTCCCACTTTCCGCGGTGATGAAAACATCCAATGAAAACGGCGTAATTCAGATTTTGCAGAAATGCATTAACTCTAAGGAGCCGTACAAGACAAAGGAAACCGAAAAGCCCAAAGGAAACAAAAGGAAAACTGACAAGGCAAAATAACAAAGGCCGTTCCTGTTAGTGGCAGGTTACCACGTAAAAAACCGTAAAGGAGAAAAAGGAAATGACTATCAAAGAATTACTTAAAAATATCGGTGTTGCTGATGAAAAGATGGAAACCGCTGAAAAGACGGTAAAAGACTATCTTGCAAATGATTTTGTTACCATGGCACGTTTTAACGAGGTTAACGAGTCCAAAAAAGCGCTGACGGAACAGTTAACGGAACGTGACAAGCAGCTTACATCATTGAAGAAGTCGGCAGGCGACAATGAAGCGTTAAAGGCGCAGATTGAAGAATTGCAGAAGGCCAATAAAGATAATAAAGCTGCATTCGACCAGCAGATTCAAGCGTTAAAGATTGATTCTGCTATTAAATTGGCGATTGCTGATAGCGCGCAGGACACCGATATAGTAACAGGCCTTATCAACAAGGAAAAAATTATTATTGGTGATGATGGGAAGATTGTGGGACTTAATGAGCAGGTGGAAACCTTGAAAAAGGAAAAAGCCTTCCTGTTTAAGAACGCCAATCAACCAGCGCCACAGTATACCCCTAATGGCGGCGGGAAAGAACCGCCCGCGGCTAATCCGTTTAAGAAGGAGTCCTTCAATCTTACAGAACAAGGGCGCCTTTTGAAGTCTAATCCAGAACAGGCACGCGCATTAGCGGCCGAAGCTGGTGTAACCATTTAAGGAGGAATAAAAATGGCAGGCACTACTTTAAGTGATGTAATTGTACCGGAACTTTTTAACCCGTACGTGATTCAGAAATCTATGGAACTTTCCGCACTATTTCAGAGCGGCATTGTGGCACATTCGCCGGAGTTTGACCGTTTGGCAAGTGAAGCAGCACCGCTTCATAATATGCCGTTCTTTGAGGATTTGAGCGGTGATTCCGAAGCGATTATCGAAGGCGCTGACCTTACCGCAAACAAGATTACTTCCAATAAGGATGTATCGACCACTATCCGCCGTGGCATGATGTGGAGCGCTACCGACCTTTCCGCAGCGTTGGCAGGTAGTGACCCTATGGCCGCTATTGGTTCGCTTGTTGCGGGCTTTTGGGCGCGTGACATGCAGAAGGAACTTGTTAACATGCTTAACGGTGTGTTTGGTTCCTACACTAGCGGTTCCGACACCGTAACCCCGCTGTCAGATCATATTCTTGATATTTCCGGTGGCACGGGTACGGCCGCTAATATTTCTGCTAGCGCGTTTATTGATGCGTGCCAGCTTTTGGGGGATGCACAGGGACAGCTTACCGCCGTAGCTATGCATTCTGCAACGAAAGCATATCTGAAAAAGCAGAACCTTATCCAGACGGAACGTGATTCCACGGAT